CTCACACTTGTCAACCCCCAAAGTGTAAAAACTCGAATAAACTTTAGTTGGTCTTATGGTATACCCCAAGGTTAAAACCCCTTGAGCGGCTTCTCAGGGCCTCTCAGGACCATGTGGATAAACCTGTGGATAACTTGGGTTGACCCTGTGCATAGCCTGTGGATAACCTGTGCATAACTTTATCCACAACCCTAGAGTTATCCACAGGATAAACACAGGTTATCCCCAAGATGTCCACAACCTGTGAATAACCTGTGGATAACTTGTGAATAACCTGTGGATAACTTGGGCGGGGGAGGGGGAACTTATGTTGTGGCTATAGTAGCAGCACCTTAAGCACAAAATAAGCCAAAATTAGAAAAATTAAGTAAAAATAAAAGCAGTATAACCTGTTGTTTTTACTCAAGTTTCAATAGTCCCTGGAATTACCTCTAAAATAGCTTGACTTTTGTGAAGACTTATGTTATACTATAGTCATATTAAGGGATAATTTTTTTCATGACCACAGAAGTTAAAAAAAGAGGTCGTGGCAGACCCCGGAAGTCTGAAGTAGCCTGCTGTAAAGCCCGGTAACAAGGGTGTAGTAGGCCGACCAAAGGGTGACGCAGCGATAATTAACGAGTACAAAGCTCGTATGTTGGCTAGTCCAAAGTCACGTAAGGTCCTAGAGACTATTTTTGATGCTGCTTTGGACCATGACCATAAGAATCAGGCTGCTGCTTGGAAACTTGTGATGGACCGTATACTGCCAGTGGGTGCCTTTGAGAAGGACGTAGTCAAAGACAACGGTAGAAACGCTATACAGATCAACATTAGTGGCGTAGGCACTGCTGAAGTGTCTACTCCTGATATAATCGAAGGAGAAGTAGTAGAAGATGACTCTTAAGCATTTTACTAGAGAAGAATTCGATTGTCAGGTCACTGGTACTAACAATATGGAACAAGAGTTCCTAGAGAAGTTAGACGAGTTAAGGGCGTACTGTGGATTTCCTTTTGTGATTACTAGTGGATATAGACACCCGACACTACATCCAATAGAGTCAAGAAAAGATGTTCCCGGAACTCATGCCCAAGGGATCGCAGCGGACATAAAAATAACAAACGCTGCTGATCGCCTTAAGCTTGTCAATAGTGCTCTTAAGTTAGGATTCACAGGTATCGGTGTTGCTTCTGACTTTATCCACGTTGACACCCGTGGTACTACTCCTGTTATGTGGACTTACTAATGTTATACACAAAGAACAAGAACCTAACAGATACTAGTACGCAGACAATCGTAGAAATCCCTGCTGGTTACGTGGCTCATTGGAATATGGCGTTTATTGCTAATCTACATAACTCAACCAACAGCATTACGCTGTTTGTAGACAAGCCTAGCCCTACTACAGACGTGTATATCTACAACGGTACTAACATATCTTCTAAGGAAAACCTGCTAATTGACGGTAATGCCGTGTTTGTTCTACAACCGGGAGACATTATCAAGGCATCTAGTGGTAGTGCAGGAAACGTAGAAGTAGTAGTTACGTTTGATTTAATAGAAGCATCACCGGTGTTTAATAACTTCAATGGATCTTAATATAGAGCTACTGCCTTGGCAACAAGAAGTCTGGGCAGACGACACAAGATTTAAAATAGTAGCTGCTGGGCGACGTACGGGTAAGTCTAGGTTAGCAGCTTGGATGTTAATAGTTAACGCACTTCAGGCGGACAGAGGCCATGTATTTTACGTCGCACCTACTCAGGGACAAGCCAGAGACATCATGTGGCAAACCCTTTTGGAACTGGGACACCCTGTTATCTCTGGTAGCCATATTAATAATTTGCAAATTAAGCTTGTCAACGGCGCTACCATCAGCCTCAAAGGTGCCGACAGACCAGAGACAATGCGAGGTGTCAGCCTTAAGTTTCTAGTCATGGACGAATACGCTGACATGAAACCAGAGGTGTTTGAGCAGATCTTGAGACCTGCTTTGGCGGACCAAAAGGGCTGTGCAATGTTCATTGGTACGCCAATGGGAAGGAACCACTTTTACGAACTATACAAATATGCGGACTTAGATGATGACCCTACGTACAAAGCTTGGCACTTTACGAGCTATGATAACCCGTTGTTGGACCCTAGTGAAATCGACATTGCTAAACGCTCTATGTCTTCTTATGCGTTTCGTCAGGAGTTTATGGCGTCGTTTGAAGCCCGTGGTTCAGAAATGTTTAAAGAGGATTGGGTTAGGTTTAGTGAAGATGAGCCGGAAGTAGGAGATTACTACATTGCAGTTGACTTGGCAGGTTTTGAAGAAGTCAACAAGAAAAAGACTAAGAACTCCAAGCTTGACGACACAGCCATCGCAGTGGTTAAGGTCAATGAGCATGGTTGGTATGTTGACAATATCATATACGGTAGATGGAGTCTTGACGAAACAGCAGCTAAGATATTTCAGGCCGTTAGAGATTACCGTCCCGTGTCGGTCGGAATCGAAAGAGGTATTGCTAAACAAGCTGTAATGTCTCCGCTTGTTGACATGCAGAAAAGATACGGTATGTTCTTTAGAGTAGAAGAGCTTACCCACGGTAACAAAAAGAAGACCGACAGAGTAATGTGGGCACTACAAGGTCGTTTCGAAAACGGCTACATTACATTAAACAAAGGTGAGTGGAATTCTAGGTTTTTAGACCAGTTGTTTCAATTCCCAGATCCTTTGACGCATGACGACTTGATAGACGCTTTGGCGTATATTGACCAACTGGCAAATGTAGCGTACGACTACGACTACGAAATTGAGGACCACGAAATTTTAGACGTGGTAGCAGGATACTAATATGGCAGAATTTTACGATACAGACCCTTTGCTGGTTGAAGAAACAATTGAGGATTGGGTCATTACCAAATGTGAGGATTGGCGTGACTATTATGAGTCGAATTATGAACAGCGTTTTGAGGAGTATTACCGACTCTGGCGTGGTATATGGGATCCTGCTGACAGCCAGCGTGGCTCTGAGCGTTCCCGTATTATTTCTCCTGCACTTCAACAGGCAGTTGAGTCTAATGTAGCGGAACTAGAAGAGCTACGTTTGGCGTGGTAAGTGGTTTGACGTAAGTGACAACCTTGGTGACACCAATAAGCAAGACGTACAGTTTCTTCGTAACAAACTAACAGAAGACTTTGAAGAATGTATGGTGCGTAAAGCAGTAGCAGAATGCTTAATTAACGCAGCAGTCTTTGGTACAGGCGTTGGCGAAATCATCATTGAAGAAATGAAGGAGATGGCTCCTGCTACTCAACCTATTATGGGTGGAGACTTGCAAGCAGTAGGAGTAAACATCACTGACCGTGTCAAAGTTAAACTTAAGCCTGTACTGCCTCAGAACTTCCTAATTGACCCTGTAGCAACGTCTGTAGAAGACGCTATGGGTGTTGCTGTGGATGAGTTTGTTAGTTTACACCAAGTAGAACTTTTGCAGGAACAAGGCGTGTACCGTGACGTGTACGTTGGTCCTGCTGCTCCTGATACTGACTTGGAACCTGACCAAGACATAACAATCTACAACGATGACAAAGTACGTCTTACTAAGTACTATGGTCTAGTGCCACGAGAGCTTCTGAATGCCGCTACAAGCGACGATGAAGAAGAACTAGTAGAAGATGAGGGGTCTGAATCAAAGTACGTAGAAGCCGTTGTAGTGATTGCTAACGGCGGCATACTTCTTAAAGCTGAAGCTAATCCTTACATGATGACAGATCGTCCTGTTGTTGCGTTTCCTTGGGACGTAGTACCCGGACGTTTCTGGGGCCGTGGCGTATGTGAAAAAGGCTACAACTCTCAAAAAGCTTTGGACACAGAGCTACGTGCAAGAATTGACGCACTAAGTCTTACGATCCATCCTATGATGGCTATTGACGCAACTAGGCTACCTCGTGGTGCTAAACCCGAAGTACGCCCCGGAAAGATGATACTGACCAGTGGAAATCCTAAAGAAGTACTTCAACCGTTTAACTTTGGTAATGTTAACCAAATTACTTTTGCTCAAGCCGGAGCACTGCAGCAGATGGTACAACAAGCTACCGGAGCAGTGGACTCAGCAGGAATCGCTGGTAGTGTTAATGGCGAGGCTACTGCCGCTGGTATTAGTATGTCTCTTGGCGCTATTATTAAACGTCATAAGCGGACACTGATTAACTTCCAGCAGTCTTTCTTAATACCTTTTGTCAAGAAAGCAGCCTATAGGTATATGCAGTTTGATCCTGAGAACTACCCTGTAGCAGACTACAAGTTTAACGCAAGTTCTACTCTAGGTATTATTGCTAGGGAGTACGAAGTAACTCAGCTTGTACAACTACTACAGACTATGCAAAAAGACTCACCGTTGTACAATACACTGATTCAAAGCATTATTGATAACATGAACTTGTCTAACCGTGAAGAGCTTCTTACGGCTATGCAACAAGCTATGCAACCTAACCCGCAGCAGCAGCAAATGCAACAACAAGCACAACAGTTGCAAATGCAGTTCCAGCAGTCACAAACTGCAGCACTGTCTGCTCAGGCTCAAGAGTCACAAGCACGAGCTACTAAGCTGGCTGCAGAAGCCCAAGCAGTGCCTCAGGAACTTGAAATCGACCGTATTAACGCTGTTACCCGAAACCTTCGTGAAGGTGACGCAGAAGATAAAGAGTTTGAACGCCGTATGAAAGTGGCCGATACTCTCCTCAAAGAAAAGCAGATAGAAGGTAAAACAAATGTTAACCGACCGGGAACTCCAACTCCTACTCAACCAAGTCCACAACCACTTCCAAGGGACATTCCAACACCTAGCGGACCTACAAACCAAGGTGGACCACTTGGAAACCAAGGTGGAGGAACTCAGTAATGCCAAAGTCCAAGGACCCAAAACTAGCACGGGCGGGCGTAAGCGGGTACAACAAACCAAAGCGGACGCCTAGCCACCCAACGAAGAAGTTTGTAGTAGTAGCCAAGGAAGGTGACAAAACTAAGACTATTCGTTTTGGTGACGCTAAGATGACTATTAAGAAAGACCAACCTGCACGTCGTAAGTCGTTCAGGGCACGTCACAAGTGTGACACTAATCCACCTAGTAAACTAACGGCACGATACTGGTCGTGTAAAAAATGGTAAGGAGATAACAATGGCAGCAGGAGCAGTAATTAGAGGTGCAGCTAAAGTAGCTGAAAAAGTTGCAAAAGGTGCTAAAAAACACGGCAAAGACCTTACAACAAAAAAGAAGCCTAACCAGAAAAAAACTGAAAAAGCTACTAAAGGTCAACGCACCTATCGTGAAGGACAGCGTAAAGCAGCAGGAGCAGGTTCGGTTGCAACTGCAGCAGGCTATGAAACAGCCAACGTAGATTTAAACAAAGGTAACGGTTTGCCTGTTGCTGACATGAGTCGTAGTGTTGACGTACGTGGCACTGGAAAAGGTATTCGTTACTTTCAAGATGGTAAAGAAGTAAGGTTGCCTAAAAAATGAAAGTCAATGCACCTAAAGGCCATCACTGGATGAAGAGTGGCAAAGGTTATAAACTAATGAAAGACCCTGCAGACGGCTACAAGCCACACAAGGGTGCGTCTAAGTCTGCAAACTTTGAAGTCCAGAAAGTTCACAAAAAGTAAGGAGGCTACCATGCCAAACTGTTCAGGTAAGCGAAAGAAGAAAGGCAAGAGCAAACCCAAGGGGTACTAAAGATGCCTAAAGCTAAAACTAAGAAAGCTAACGACGCTTGTGCAAAAAAGGTCAAGTCTAGATACAAGGTCTGGCCTTCTGCATACGCCTCTGGTGCTGTAGCTAAATGCCGCAAAGTCGGCGCTAAGAACTGGGGTAACAAAAGTGGCCGTAAGAAAAAGTAAGAAAGGTGCTGCCCTTAAGAAGTGGTTTAATGAGGAGTGGGTAGACGTTAAGACAGGCAAACCTTGTGGACGTAAGTCTGCAAAAAAGGGTGAGTCTAAACGTCCGTACCCCTCTTGTCGTCCTAAAGCTGTTGCGGCTAAGATGACTAAAGCTGAAAAGGCTTCTTCTGCACGACGTAAGACAGGACCTAAGCGTATAGCACATGCAGTTACTGCTTCAGGCAAACGTAGGAAATCTACAAGAAATGCTTGACAACTGCTAAAAAGTATGATATAATAAAACTATAGTTAACAACATTAGAGGAAACTATGACTCCAGAGCTTGAAACCTACTTCGACAACTACAACGAACTCTTCAATCACGAAGGTTTCAAACAACTCTTGCAAGAGCTTTCCACAAACGCACAACAGTTGGCAGATATACAGACTGTAAAAGACGTAGAAGATCTCTTCTTTCGTAAAGGTCAGGTAGCTGCTTTTGCAACAGTAATCAATCTACAGGGTACTATAGAGGTTGCCAGAGAGCAAGCTGAAGTAGAAGAAGAAGGCCCAGTAGATGTATAAAATCTACGACTTCCGTTGTACTAACGGACACGTCACAGAAGAATTTGTAAAGGATAACGTCACAGAAAGTAGGTGCAAAACCTGTGGCGAACCCTCTACAAGAATGGTATCTGCCCCGTCTTTTCACCTTGATGGCTCTACTGGGGACTTCCCCGGTCAGCACATGAAGTGGGTACGAGAACACGAAAAAGCAGGTAGAAAGAAATCTCCACAATGATTATAATCACGGAGTTTAATTATGTCAAAAGCTATGATGCTTGATCCACAGCCTGAAGAGGACAACGTGGACACCATTGAAAACGAAGTTGATGAGATTCAACAACCCCAAGAGGAAGTTGAGCAACCTCAAGAAGAACCTAACCTACCAGAGAAGTACCAAAACAAGTCTCTAGAAGAAGTTGTACAGATGCACCAAGAAGCTGAAAAGCTATTGGGTCGTCAGTCTTCTGAGGTAGGAGAACTTCGTAAGGTTGTAGATGATTACATTAGTACTCAAACGCAACCACCAGCACCTCAACAATACGTTGAGCCTGAAGACGATATAGACTATTTTACAGATCCTCAAGGCGCTGTTAATCGTGCTATTGAGAATCATCCTAAGATAAGAGAAGCACAAGAGTACTCAGAGCAGTACAAGAAGCAGTCATCTTTGGCTACGCTTCAAAACAAGCATCCAGATATGCAAACAATCCTTGGTGATCCCAAGTTTGCAGAATGGATCAAAGCTTCTAAGATTAGGACTCAGTTGTTTGTACAAGCTGACCAACAGTACGATGCTGAATCTGCTGACGAACTGTTTACACTCTGGAAAGAACGTAAAACAGTAGCACAGCAGACTGCCAAAGTTGAAAAACAGGCACGTAAGCAGACACTTAAGGCAGCTAACACAGGCAATGCACGAGGTAGTGCTGAAGGTAGTCGTAAGAAGGTATATCGCAGGGCCGACATTATTAAACTTATGAAAAATGACCCTGACCGTTATCAAGCTTTGTCCGATGAAATCATGGCGGCTTATGCGGAGGGTCGAGTCAAATAATCTAGGAGATTGACATGGCTACTGCAACTTATCCCGGTGCAGCGGGTAATACTGCGAAGACTGAAGCGGCTACTTTTATTCCAGAAATCTGGAGTGATGAGATTATTGCTGCTTACCAAAAGAACCTGAAGATGGCTCCACTTGTCAAGCGTATCGCTATGAATGGCAAGAAGGGCGACAAGCTTCACATTCCAAAGCCAACTCGTGGCGATGCAAATGCTAAGGCTGCTGACACTGCAGTTACTATCATTGCAAACACTGAGAGCGAACTGACTGTTGACATCGACCGTCACTTCGAGTACTCACGTTTGATCGAAGACATCGTTGAAGTACAGGCGCTTTCTAGCCTCCGTCAGTTCTACACTGAAGACGCTGGTTATGCTCTTGCTACAAAAATCGACACCGACCTCCACTCTTGTGGTACTGGTTTTGGTGACGGTGGTTCTGTTGTGTTCTCTGGCTCAGTAGCTCCTACTGACTACCAGCACAGCGGTTGTTTCTTCAACGACGGTGGTACAACTACTCAGTACACTGACGATACTATCGTTCCTGCTGACGTGTTTACCGATGCGTTCTTCCGTGACATGATTCAGAAGCTTGACGACAACAACGTACCAATGGAAAGCCGTGTACTTGTTATCCCACCTTCGGTTCGTAACACCATCATGGGTGTTGACCGATACGTGTCTTCTGACTTCGTAACTGGTCAAGCAGTAAGCTCAGGCCTTATCGGTAACCTGTACGGTGTAGACATCTACGTCTCAAACAACTGTGCAACTATCGAAGCAGCAGCAGACAACACTGCTGGATCTGCTGATACTCGTGCAGCACTCTTGTTCCACCGTGACGCTATTGTCATGGCAGAGCAGCAAGCTGTTCGTTCACAGACTCAGTACAAGCAGGAATACCTCTCAACTCTGTACACGGCTGATTGCCTCTACGGTGTTGAAGTATACCGACCTGAAGCTGGTTTCGTACTCGCAGTCGCTGAGTAACGATCTTAGGGGGTCAGCAATGGCCCCTTTTCCTTTCTCCTCCTTCTTCTCTGCAATAGGACTTTCCAATGTCGAACTACACTAAGACTACAGACTTTGAAGCGAAGGACTCGTTACCTACAGGCGACTCAGGAAAGATCATCCGTGGCGCTGAATTTGAAACTGAGTTTGACGCAATTGCCACAGCCATTACAACCAAAGCTGACACAGCAGGGCCTACGTTTACCGGAACCCTGACCTTTGAAACTATTTCTGACGGAACTATTGGTGTTACTGCATTCGTTGATGAAGACGATATGTCATCCGACAGTGCAACGTTGGTTCCTACACAGCAGTCCGTAAAAGCGTACGTTGACTCTGTAACCACAGAACTCCAAGCGCAAGACCTAGACTTTCAAGCAGACTCAGGCGGCGCACTAAACATTGATTTAGATACTGAGACCATGACCTTCACAGGCGGTACTGGTATTGATACGTCTGGCTCAGGCAATACTGTTACCTTTGATATTGACTCTACCGTTACAACCCTAACAGGCACACAGACACTTACTAACAAAACACTTACTGCTCCTGTTATCTCTGGCAACTTGACTACAGACGGAACTATTGATGGCCGTGATGTTGCTACAGACGGTGCTAAGTTAGACGGCATAGAAGCAGGTGCTACTGCTGACCAGACTGACGCTGAGATCAGAGCCGCTGTAGAAGCAGCGACTGACTCCAACGTATTTACAGATGCAGACCATACAAAGTTAGACGGTATAGAAGCCAGCGCAACGGCAGACCAAACCGACGCTGAAATAAGAGCAGCCGTAGAAGCTGCTACCGACTCCAATGTTTTTACTGACGCAGACCACACAAAGCTAGATGGCATTGAGGCTAGTGCTACAGCAGATCAGACAGATGCTGAGATTAGAGCCGCAGTAGAAGCCGCTACAGACTCCAATGTATTTACCGATGCTGACCACACTAAGCTGGACGGTATCGAAGCCTCAGCAGACGTAACAGACACAGCTAACGTCACAGCCGCTGGTGCGTTAATGGACTCAGAGGTTACTAACCTTGCACAGGTAAAGGCGTTTGATTCTTCTGATTACGCTACAGCCGCACAAGGCTCTACTGCTGACTCTGCGTTGCAGAACTTGGTGGACGACACTACGCCACAGCTAGGTGGTGATCTTGCGTCTAATGGCAATGACATTCTGTTTGCCGACAACGACAAGGCTCTCTTCGGTGCTGGTTCTGACCTACAGATTTATCACACAGGATCACAAAACTATATAGAAGATGCAGGGTCAGGAAACCTAAACTTCAAGTCTAATGGTAACTTTTATAATTTTCTTGATGGTTCTAACGCCACTGTGTTTCAGATTGACTTAGATGATGCAACTCGTCTATACCACAATACAGCTCAAAAACTAGCCACAACCTCCACAGGCATCGACGTTACGGGTGTTATTACCACAGACGGTATGACTACCTCTGCTGATATTAACTTTGGTGACAATGATAAAGCTATCTTCGGCGCTGGCTCTGACCTACAGATATACCATGATGGTAGTCATAGCTACATACAAGAATCAGGAACAGGTAATTTATTCGTAAGAGCAGATAATTTAATTTTAGCAGATGGAGACGGGACACAATTTCTTAGAGGTACGACTGATGCAGATGTTAAATTATATTATGCTGGTTCAGCAAAACTAACAACAACCTCCACAGGCATCAACGTGACGGGAACTGCTGTCACAGACGGCGTAACAGTCGCAGGCAACCTGTCAGTCGATGGCGGCACAATCAAGCTGAATGGTAACTATCCTACAGGTACGGCAAACTCAGCTTTAGGTTCTGGCGCATTAGGTAGCGTAGACAGCACAGGCAACAACAACGTTGCAATTGGTAATAACTCGCTTACCTCGATGACAACAGGTGACGGCAACATTGCTGTCGGTCCTTACGCAATGGATGCGGTAACAACTGGTTCAAATAATACCGGTCTTGGCTATGGAGTCTTGTCCGCCCTTACCACTGGAATTAATAACGTAGCTTTAGGACAAAGCGCACTTGCCGTCTCAACTGCAAGTCGGAACACCGCTGTTGGTGCCAACGCTTTATCCAGCAACACGACTGCAACAGAAAACACAGCCATCGGCTACGCGACACTAGATGCGGTGACTACAGGTGGCCGAAACACGGCTGTTGGTTACGCTTCATTCTCGGCCCTTACTACTTCTGGGGGTAATGTTGGCCTTGGATATAACGCGGGTGTAGTCGCAACTACTGCGACAGATAACGTTCTTATCGGCGACAGAGCAGGTCAAGCGCTTACGACGGGATCGTCGAACGTGGGTATTGGTAAGTTTGCCATGTACTCACAAACTACGGCAGACGCTAACACCGCTCTTGGTAGAGATGCGTTGAAAGCTAACGTGACTGGCGCAGGTAACGTTGCTCTAGGTTATCAGGCACTTGAAGATAATACGGCAAGCAATAACACTGCTGTAGGTTGGAACGCTCTTCAAGCTAACACCTCGGGAACACAAAACACAGCACTTGGCTATAGGGCGCTAGACTCAGGCACGACTGCAAACAATAACACTGCTGTTGGTTATTCGGCGCTCACTGCAAACACTACTGGCGCAAACAACACCGCATTAGGCTCTGAAGCGCTAGACGCTAACACTACCGCAAATAACAACGTAGCCATTGGCTCTGCAAGCCTTGGTGTAAACACAACAGGTGACCAGAATACTGCTGTCGGTACGTTCGCTTTGGATGCAAACACTACTGCGCCAAACAACACTGGATTGGGCTATGCGGCGCTTAGTGCAAACACTACCGGCGCAAACAATACTGCCGTTGGTGCTCTTGCTGGCACAAGCACTACCACAGGCGGCTCTAATACATTTTTAGGCCAAGAAGCCGGACGACAAAACGTTACAGGCACCGTTAATACATTTGTAGGTAATTCGGCGGGCTACAATTCAACGGCTGGAAGCAACACAGCAGTAGGCCAAACAGCACTTTACGCGACGACTACGGGTGTAGCTAACGTTGCAGTAGGTGGGCCGCACTCCGGCGTTCTTAACCCTGCCATGAGATTTAATACTACGGGTAGCTATGGCACTGCTGTTGGTGTCGGCGCTTTGGCAAGTAACACCACAGCGAATAACAACACTGCTGTTGGTTATGCGGCTGGGTATAGCAATACGACTGGCACTGAAGCTACTTATTTAGGACAGCAAGCTGGTTACAGTAATACCACCGGTTCATATAACACAGGTGTCGGTGTCAACGCGCTATACACGAACACGACGGGTGTTAGAAATACTGCTGTAGGCAGAAGCGCGCTGTCGTCAAATGCCCAAGGAAATTATAACGTCGCAGTAGGGATGTATGCCCTTAATACCAACGCAGACTCAGATTACAGCACTGCTGTAGGTTACGCAGCTGGAACGGACTCAACAGGAAATGGTAACACTTTTATCGGTCACGCGGCTGGCTATCAAGTAACAACAGGCACTCGTAACACGTTTATTGGTGTTGGCGGTACTGTTGATTGGGTTGGTGGGGCTATAACCACAGGCTCAAAGAATACCATCATCGGTGGCTACAACGGCAACCAAGGCGGCCTCGACATCCGCACCTCAAGCAACAACATCGTCTTGTCAGATGGTGACGGTAATCCACGGGTTTATATTGATAGCTCGGGGAATTTAAATGTTGCTAAAACGGGTTCATCTATGACTACCGCTGGCGCACGTTTAGGCGTAAATGGCGGTTCGGAAATAGTATCTCAAGGTAACAATATTGCAGCCTTAAAAATTGCTTCAGCCGATGATGCCTATATTGGTCTTGTTGAGTTTTACACGGCAGGTGGGACGCAGTGTGGATACATTTTAGGTAATGGCAGTGCGGTTTCCTTAGTAAGCAACTCAGATTACCGACTAAAAGAAAATTTAGTTGACCTAACAGGTGCAACAGAGCGCCTTAAGCAATTACCTGTCCACAGATTTAACTTTATTAACAATCCCAGTGAAACAGTAGATGGCTTCTTAGCACATGAAGTTGCCGATGTTGTGCCAGAAGCCGCACATGGAGCAAAAGATGCAGTTGATGACGACGGCAACGCTGTATACCAAGGCATTGACCAATCCAAACTTGTGCCGCTACTCGTGGCAACAATCCAAGAACTTGAGGCTAGAATAGTCGCACTTGAATCAAACTAAGGACTTAATCCATGACTGACGAAGCAAGAACCGCTGAAGAGCGCACACAAGACTTTACTGCTATGGGCCATAGCGTAGATCTAATCACTGACATCGTTGCTGGTAACCAAGACGACGATATGGAAGCCGCAGATCGCCAAGACTGCGTTGACCGTAACGTAGCTCACCTTGAGATTATGGTTGCCAAGGACGATTGGGACGGCGAAGACATGACTGCTTCAGAAGCTGCTGTTGCTGCTGGACAAGGGTACACCGCTGAATAATGCCTGAGATTGATGACAACACCAGAGTAGCTATACCGCTAAGGAACTTAGTTGCTCTTGGTGCTGGCATCGTTATGGCTACTACTGCTTACGTAACTCTTGACACTCGTATCATCTCTATTGAACACGGTCAGGAAATACAAAACATGAACATACTGGAAAACTCTGCGTTTGTTCGTGAGTGGCCTCTAGGTCTACGTGGTGCGTTACCAGACGATCTTATACAGAACGCTAAGATTATGGCTCTGGAAGAACGCAACGTAGAGATACACGAGTTACGCAGGCAACTAAATAAGATAGAAGTAGAGATAGGTAAGTTAAATGCACAGGTGACTGTAGATCACCAAAGCGGTAAGGAATAGTCATGTCAGACCTAGAGCAAGCATTAAGTCGGTTAGAAGCTCATGAGCGTGAGTGTAGTATTCGTTATGAAATGATTCAGATGCAACTGGACGCACACAATCAACGCTTTGACAAACTAGAGAAGATGATGACGGGTGGCTTTGCTTCTATTGCTATTATCGTGACTATGGCTATTGCTATCTTGGAGTTTGCTAGATGATACAGGCTTTGATTGGCCCTATTGTTAATCTTGTTGGTGGACACCTTCAACGTAAGTCTGAAGAGAAGAAGGCTGTTCATGAAGCTAAGATGGTAGCTATACAACAGGACGGTAACTGGGAAAACATCCATGCAAACAACGCAGCTAACTCATGGAAAGACGAATGGTTTACCGTTTTGTTTTCAGTTCCGTGTGTACTTGCGTTCTTTCCGTCTATGGTTCCTGTAGTGATGCAAGGGTTTGCTGCGTTAGATTCTATGCCTGAGTGGTACAAAGGTTTTCTAGGCGCTGCTGTTGCAGCATCGTTTGGCCTACGTGGTCTGGCTAACTGGAAGAAATAATTATGGCTAAACTACCACCCCCTACAAAAGGCATGCTTACAGACGAAAATACAGGCATTCCAGACATTCCTCCGTATGAAGAGATTGAAGATAGAGAAGGTCTTATGGGCCGTCTTCTTGCCTTGCTTGGAGGTATTGGTCAGTCTGAGTTAGGAGCTATCTGGGCTGATCCTACTATGCAGGAAATTCTGGATGCTAACACTGTAAGAATGAATCCTGAAGCTCCGTTTGATATTGAGTATGCTTCAGGTGTTAATGCAAATGTATTAGGTCAAATAATTGGAGCTTTAGAAAACGCTCGTACTGAAGCTCAAAACATTGTTGACACTATGGTTGACAATCCAGAAGCGCTTGCGGACATGGAAGATCCGGGTCCTTTGGTTACTACCATTTTAGAAAGTGGTGCAATGCAATTTGCTGGAGCTACTCCTACTACTCCTATTACTACTACTGGCGGAGGTGAGTTAGTAATTCGTGGTGGTGCTGGCGTTACTGTAGACATTAAACAAGTCGTAGATGCTGGTGGTCAAGTTTTTGGTGAAGGCGGAATCTTAGACGCTATAAAAGGATACATTCCCGGAATATCACTTCCTAACTGGATGCCTACTGCTGGTGTTATATTTTTACCTACAGTAGGAGAAGCTATTGATAAAATTAGTACTATCATTGCAGATACAGAAATTACTGGCGCTATTGAAGAAGGCGACATTGGCGAAATACTAAACGACATTGGTACTATTATTGTTGGTGCTGGTGGAGAAGTAGTAGGTGAAGTAAAAGAACAAATTGATAAAATTATTGGACAGATCCAAGGAGCAGTAGCAGACCCTACTCAGGCAGGTACAATTATTGGTGGTGTTTTAGCTGGAAGTTTCCCCTCCGGTATACCTGATTGGCTGGGTGGTATTCTTGCAGAAAACGTAGGAAGTGCTGTTTATGGTGCGGCACGTAACGTACTAGTAAACTCAGGCACAGCAACAGAAGAACAACTACCACTTACTCAAGAAACACCAGAACAAGACCCTACCCTTATGTTTACTAACAGGGGTAACAACTACTTTGTTAACAGTGAAACAGATGAGTACTTTCAGTTAGCAGAAAGCGAAGACATTGACTTTGAGCTTAACGGTGAGTACACCAGAGAGCAGTTAGAAAACACTGGACTAGAGACAATTAACTCTGGTACGTATCAGTCGTTGGTCGATGATCTGTCGTTTCATGCACTAGAAGAAGATATTTATCAGTATTCTATTAAGGCATTAGCACAAAGGTTTGAAGAAGAAGGAGGCATAATTCCCGGAGACTTTAATCTCATGGATGAGCAGTCTCAGTACGACTTCTTCATTGGTGAGTTTTTTGAACCTACCCCAGTCAAACAAGCTCCTATTGAACAACCTGATCCAGATCCACAGCCAGATCCACAGCCTGATCCACAGCCTGATCCACAACCTGATCCAGATCCACAGCCTGATCCACAACCTGATCCAGATCCACAACCTGATCCAGACCCTGATCCAGACCCTGATCCAGACCCTGATGTTACTTCTGTTGTTGAAGGTTTGTTCGCTGACTTTTTAGAACAACTGGACGAACAGTTTACTGGTCAGGAAGAACAGATTAATCAGATCATTCAAAACTTTGTTGAGACACTACCTGACTACAATGCAATGCCTACAATGGAAGACATTGCTGAGTACTTTGAAACTAACGGCGTTACACTGTCACAACAAAACTTTGACCGTATACAACAAGAACTAGCTAATGCTGGTTATTTAACACAGGACCAGTTGACAGAAGCACTGGCTGGTGTTGCTACAACAGAACAAGTTAATGAAGCAATACAGAACGCTGGGTTTGCTACACCAGAGCAAGTGCTAGAGTACCTTAGCAGACGCAGGCTACGCTACACCAGAAGACATTACAAATGCTCTTGCTGACTCAGGGTTTGTCACAGATGAACGCCTTACGTTAGCACTAGCAGAAGCTGGGTACGCTACGCCTGAACAAGTAGAAGACATTGTAAACAACGCTATCTCTAACATTGTCATACCCGAAGGCGCAACTACAGAAGAAGTACGACAGTTAATCCAAGAGGCTATTGACGGTATACCAGCGGGTATATCTTTGGACGACGTAAGTGGTGTAGTTAACGAAGCTATAGCTAACATAGAGTTTCCTGAAGGACTGTCAGAGGGTGACGTACGTGGCATTGTAGACAGCTTTGGTTTTGCTACTTCTGCTGACGTTCAGGCTGGCTTTGAAGATCTTAATGACAAGATTGACAACGTACTCAACGGCGTTGCTACGCAGTTTACAGAGCAGGAAGCCGCATTTGCTGCTGATTTACTTGGGCTAGAAACCTCTGTATTCCAACAGTTAGCGTCTACAGAAGGTGCTTTAAGAGACGAACTGTTAGGTTTGGGTGAAGACCTAGACAGTGTTAGAGCAGACTTCTCAGGGCGCTTTGACGACTTTGCAGATACTTTTGCTGCTTTTCAGACAGACGTTAGTGGGCAGTTTGCTGATCTTAACGAACGCTTTGACGATGCTGTTAACGGTATTGCTACACAATTCAGCGACCAAGAAGCAGCGTTTCTAGCCAGTATCACAGGACTTGAGGCTTCTCTGATCCAGTCTCTTGCAGCAGTAGAAGGTGGACTTAGTGGCGAGCTAGAGATGCTAGGCACTGACCTTATCTCTTTGCAAGAAGACGTAGCAGGACGCTTTGACGAGTTTGAGTCGTTTACGTCCCAACAATTTGAACTTGCAGCAACTGAACGTCAACAACTACAGCAAGCTATTATTGCGGCTAACGGTGACATTACACAACTAAGTGCCGATATGCAACAACAGTTTGCAGACTTTGGCGGAACCATAACTGATCTGTTTGCTGGCGTAGGTGTTGACATTAACGCACTACAGGCAGGACAAATAACGCAACAAGAAGCACTAGAGCAACTGCGTACATCATTAGGTCAACAGCTTGCTACTGCATCAGAAGAGCGTCAAGAGCTACAACAGGCAATTATAGCTGTCGGTGGTGACGTAACTCAGCTTAGTGACGATATGATGCTACGGTTCCAACAACAGGACCAGAGTATAGAGGAACTGTTTGCTGGCACTAACGTAAACATTGAGGCACTGCGCCAAGGCCAGATAACACAACAAGAAGCGTTTGACGCTTACCAACAGTACACAACAGAACAGTTTGGTCAAGCACAGCAAGATCGTTTAGCACTAGCTCAGGAAATAATCAGTGTTGGTGGTCAGGTAGAGGAACTAAGTGCGGACAGCCAACAACGGTTTGCTGAATTAGGTTTGTCCCTTTCTGATCTACAAGAAGAATTTAATGTAAACCTAGTTGGTCTACAGCAAGGACAAATTAGTCAGGCTGAAGCGTTTGGTCAGTTTAGAGACAGTGTTACTACAAGACTAGGTTTGGCAGAAGAAGAGCGTGAAGAAATACTAACACGTCAGGCAGACTTTGAAAGAATGTACGGTGAAGAACAACAAGCGTTACAACAACAGATCATGGGCGGAAACGTACTAACTGCCTTAGCTGCTGGAGGTATGTTCGCTGCTCCTGCTGCTCCTACTAGAGCACCTTATGAAGAGTTTATGAAAGGAATTACGTACCGTCCTAGAGAAGCACCCCAGCTTGCTATTAAAACACCAGCAGTAGACTACAACGAAGAAGCACAACAATTATTAATGCGGACCCGCAGACGAGGAATGTTAGCATGACATATCTTAACCTAATGAACAACGTGTTGCGTAGACTTCGAGAAGACGAAGTTACTACAGTTACTGCCAACACGTACAGCAAAATGGTTAGTGATTATATTAATGACGCTAAGAAGATAGTAGAAGAGTCTAACGATTGGTCTGCCTTGCGTGAAACTATTGTTGTAACTACTACTGCTTCCGACAACAGTTACTCTTTGACAGGCGCTGACGACAACGTAAAAGTCATGTCAGTAATTAATGACACACAAAACTGCTTCATGGGTTACCAAACTAAAGACTGGTTTAATGAACAGTTATATATTAATGAAGCAGTAGAAGGCGCACCACGGTACTACACGTACAGCGGTTTGGACTCTAGTGGTGACACGCAAGTACTCGTTAGCCCAACACCAGACGGTGTCTACAGCTTGCGGTTTGACGTAATTAAGCGTCAGGCTGACTTGACTAGCAACACAGACGTGCTGCTTGTACCAGCGATGCCTGTAGTCCACCTTGCGGTAGCTTTGTTGGCTCGTGAGCGTGGAGAAACAGGCGGTACTTCTACTGGTGAATACTTTGCTATTGCTGATAAGTTTTTGTCTGACGCTGTTGCTATAGACGCTGCAAAGCATCCTGAAGAGATGGTATTTAGGACTATTTAATATGGCACAAGAATTACGTAGCATTAACTTAGTTGCCCCGGCGTTCAAAGGTGTTAACACCGAAGACTCGCCGCTGGCACAGGACCCATCCTTTGCTGAGATCGCAGACAACGCTGTGATTGACAAGCGTGGTCGTATTGCTGCACGTAAGGGCCACGACGTAATTACGACTAACAAGACTGTCCTTGGATCTGACTCTATACGGGCCATGAAAGAGTTTAAGGACAACGCAGGAAACACTAAGGTTTTTTCTGTTGGTAACAACAAGATCATTAGCGGTACAACTACACTAGTAGACGAGACTCCCGGCAGTTACACAATCACTGCTGACAACTGGAAGATGGTTAACTTTAACGACAACACCTATTTCTTCCAGAGAGCGTATGAACCGCTGGTGTACAACAACACAAGCGGCTCTGTTGTCAAGCTAAGTACTGTTACAGGTGCGTCAGCAGCAGCGGACATTCCAAAGGCCAACGAAGTGTTGTCTGCTTATGGTCGCCTTTGGTGTGCTGATATTAGCGATAACAAGTCTACTGTTTTTTGGTCTGACCTGTTAATCGGTCAAAACTGGACGGGTGGCACTAGCGGCTCTATTGATATCTCCAAGGTATGGCCTGATGGCTACGACGAGATTGTTGCGTTAGCCGCACATAACGGCCTTCTGATTATCTTCGGTAAGCACAGTATTGTGGCGTATCAGGGTGCAGAGGCCCCAGCAAGTATGACACTGGCTGACACTGTAGCTGGCGTAGGTTGCGTAGACAGAGACACTGTGCAGTACACAGGTACAGACGTGCTATTCCTGTCACACACTGGCCTTAAGAGCTTTGGACGTGCGATACAAGAGAAGTCTCTGCCTATCAGTAGTTTGTCAGGAAACATTACCAAGGACATCATTGGTGCGCTACAGACAGAAAACCAGTTCTTTAGGTCTGTCTATAGTCCAGAAGAAGGTTTTTACCTGTTGACTTTTGTAGGTCAGGACGTAACCTACTGCTTCGACGTTCGAGGAACAACAGAAAATGGGTCGTACCGTGTAACACGTTGGGTGTCTACAGGGTTTACTTCGTATACAAGACAAGAAGACGGTACGTTGCTCATTGGAACGTCTAAGGGAATCAGCGAGTACGAAGGCTACCAAGACGACGGAAGCCCTTACCGTTTTAAGTACTACAGCCCAAGCCTAACTTTTGGTGATAGCTCTAGAATCAAGATATTGAAGAAGTTGAAGCCGACACTGGTTGGTGCAAACAACGCAACAGTATTCCTTAAATGGGCTTATGATTTCAAGAGTTCGTACGCAACAGCAGAATTTACAGTAGGTGACCAGATTACTGGTTTCTTTGGTGTAAGTGAGTATACCGCCGTAGAGTTTACTGGTGGTGCTTTGACAAACCAAAAAAGTTTAAATGCCACAGGATATGGCACAAGTATAGTAGTTGGACTAGAGGCTGACATTGACGGGTCTCAATTATCACTACAGGAGATTAACGTAATGGCTTTGATAGGAAAGCTACTTTAACGGGAGTAAGACATGGTAGACACTGTTTATGATACAGATGATATAATGGACATGGCAACCGATAGTGTTAGCGGAGGCTTCTTAGATATGCTAGGAGGTCTTGGATCGTACCTAAGCCAGCCAGATGTCTTGCTTCCGGGTGTTGTTGGTGGACTGCTAACAGGAGAAGCTTATGGTCGCCTTAGCGACATAGGTAGACAAGCGAGGACAGGGGCTGAAGAACTTGCCGCTACGCAAATGGAGCAGACACAGTTTAGACCCTTTACTGTGACTACCGCTACTGGTGCTGGTCTAGGGACACAGGTTACTCCTGAAGGAGCTATAGAAACCACTATGGGACTGTCTCCTGAAGAAGTTGCACTACAACGTCAACTTATGGGAGGCGCTGGAAGTTTCTTTGGTCAAGCAGAGCAACCTACAGTAGCACGTGAGCAAGCTATCTTTGAGCGTATGCGGTCCGCACAGCGTCCTGAAGAGCAACGTCAGCGTCTTGCTACAGAAGAGCGTATGGCGGCTCAGGGCCGTCTTGGGCTTAGTTCTGCAGCGTACGGTGGCGCTACTCCAGAGTTATTGGCACAAGAGACCGCCATTAATGAGGCACGTAATAGAGCTATGTTAGGGGCTATGCAGCAAGCTCAAGCTGAACAGATGCAACAGGCGGCTCTAGGTCAACAATTCTTGGGCGCTGGTTACCTACCACAGCAACAGCTTTTGGCGGCTACTCAGCCTGCACAGCAGTTGGCAGCGTTGCAACAACAGGCACAGCTACAAGGCGCTGGTTTGTTCGGTGAAGCTACTATGTCAGGACTTGAGGCTCAGTTGGTTGCAGAGCAAGCACGGGCTAATTTGTTGGGTCAAACAGGTGCTGGTCTTTTGTCAGGTGCTTTGACACCAAGGTCAACAGGTAACTCTAGCTTGGTATCAGCATTAGGTAGTATCTTTGGTCAAGGAGGAGGTTAATCATGGCTAAGTTTTCACAAGAGTTTTTAAGACAGATGGCTACTCCTGCTTACGGGCAGGGGTTATTTACTGCTGCACAACAAGCGGCACAGCTTCCGGGTCAGCTTAGGCAACAACAGCAGATGAAACAACAGCGTCAGCAGTTAGCTCAGATTGACACTAACTCACCTGAGGGACTTCTTCAACTGGCTCAACAATACCGCAAACAAGGTAAAATTACTGAAGCCTTGAACGCTGAAAAAATGGCTAGGGCGTTGGCTGAAAAACTACAAACCGCAGGAATTTCGGCTAAAAAAGCAGAAGGTCAGCAGTCTCTTCAAGTATTGGCGGCTGTAGAAGGTTTTAACATCGACCAGAGACCTAGAGACGCTGCCGAATTCTTTGGCACTGCTTCTGATTACGGAATAACTGCTAAAGAAGCTAGAGATATATACAATGCTGTAAAAAAGACCGGATCTGCTAAACAAGTACAAAGCAGGTCTGAAATAACTTTTAGAACAAATGCTAATAACGCTACTTACAAGCAGTACGATATTCAGTACAGAGACGGCACTACTGAAACTAAAGTAATTCCTCAAGCAGGAGCACCAAAAGCTCCCGACTATAGTAGAGGCAAAACAGTTATTTCAGAAAGAACAGGGGCAGGTGCTTTTGACCAACCGGGAATTGCTGGAAGAACCGAAGAAGTTAAAAGTTTTGTGGAAATGCAAACAAATGCTATTCAAAACCTGTCTTCTCTAAAAGGAGACGTTTCTGGTCTAAAAGAAGCTATTGATTTACTTGAGGATGAAAAGCTTAAAACAGGAGGATTTCCTACGCAAGTTGCAAGGGGTGTTGCTAAATTCTTAGGGGAAGAGCCTAAAGAGTTGGGTCAGTTTGAAACACTTCTTGGTAATGTCGTTCTTGCAAAACTTAAGAACTTCAAAGGTTCAATTTCAGAAGGCGAGCGTCTATTCTTAATTGAGCAAATTGGTAATTACATGCAAAGCGAAGAAAGTAACCTTGGTCGTCTTCGTGTGTTGCTTGACCAAGCTGAAAGACTACTACAAGATGGCATTCTTAAAGCTACTTCAGAAGACTACGGTGACTATTTAAGAAGAAGCGGCTTTGTGACTAAACAAGAACTTTCGTTTGTGCCTAAAGAAGATAGAGAAGATGCTCTAATTGCTATTAATACGGGTCAGTTTACTTTGGACCAAGTGCGAAAAAGCTACGAGAAATCAAGAGGTTCTAAATAATGAGCAACTTCAATGATATAATGCAGCAGTACGCTGAAGAAGAGGCGCAGTCTTCTTTTTCAGACACCATGGCTGGCATGGGTACTCAAGAATCTATCGTTCCTCCTCCAGCAGTCACCCCTGAAGAACAACAAGCGTCGTTTCTTCAAAGAAACTTAGATCTTCCTTTGGGTCTTGGAGGTGCTTTGGCAGGAGGCGCAGCAGGTGCTGCCGTAGGAGGCCCAATAGGAGGGGTAGTTGGGAGTGTGCTTGGAGGAGCAACAGGTACTTTTGGCGGTACTGTTATTTCTGAAACCCAATACGGCAATGCTTCAGACATTGATGCCTACTCAAAAGCAGTAGAAAACGCCGCTTGGTCTGCAGGCCTTGACGTTGTTACATTAGGTATTATGTCAAAACTCAAGCCAGCTTGGGTCGCCATGAGAATGAAGAATGGACAGTCTGTAGAGGAAACTTTAGAAGAGATTGTAGAAGGTGCCTATCCTGCAGGCTCTGCTGAGTCTTTAGAAGCAACACAAAAACTTCTAAACTTACGTGGAGCTACTCTATTACCTTCACAGGTAGGCTCTACAGGCATGGACACCTTTAGAGAGCGTATTGCTTCTGTTGGTCTTGTTTCTAGACAAACCATGCAAGAAAACATGGAAGCTGTTAACGACGCTATCCAAGAAGAATTGTTAGAGCTTATTAATAGAAACGCAAGGGGAATGAACACAGATCCCTACGCAATGGGTCAAGTGTTTTTAGACGCTGTTGAAGAAGGCCAAAGTGCCTTACAAAGTCAATACGTACGTGGTTTAGACGACGTAATGCGGGGCTTAGGGGGTAGTAGGTACACTCGACGTGTTCCTGCTGAATTTATTCTTAAGCCTATTGATGACTATCTTAAGGCAAACAGAGGAGAAGCCGTAGACAACCTTCTAGGAGAAACTTTTGACTTTATTGAAAGTAATTTAACACGTCTAAGAGGACTAGAAGAAGGTACTTTTCCAATTCAAGAGCTAATTACTTTAGATAAGGCGTTCACACAAAGAGCTAATGCTATGTTTGGTAAGCAAGGCTCTACTCCTAACAGTACTGTTCTTGCAGAACTTTCTGAAGTTTCTAACTTAATGCGAGAGACTATTTTTGAGTCTTTAAGCAGGACAGCGCCTAAACAAGCCCAAGAGTACAAGGCCCTTAAGGAAGCGTACGCAGAAGGTTTTAATGAACTGTTTCCTAAAATAAACAAGGCATTTATTAATGGAGCAAAAGATGGTAGTTATGTAGGTTTAGGGGACATTGCTGCTAAAGGTCTTAATTTAGACAAGGTTAAGGCACTGAAGTTAAGCTTAAGAAGAGCACACGCTGAAGCAGTAAAAGATGCAAAGCAAACGGGAGAAGCGATAGCTGTACCTTCTTTTGAAGAAGCTAACAAACTATTTAAAGCGGGTTTTTTGTCTGATAAGCTTAAAACCGTTTTTGGTGAAAACTTTGCTATTACTGACTTACGTAACCTTGCTAAGGACGCTGAAAGACCTCGTACAAAAGCGGTTTATCAAGAGGTGTTAGGAGACGACTACCCACGTTTTAAACAGCTTTTAAACGCTGTTATAGAGGCTTCAGAGTCAGCATCAGGAGACTTCGGTACTCTGATGTTGCGAGGCATGGAAGCTAAAGGAGTTAAAGGGGTGTCTGCTGCTTTGTATAGCGGTGTTGGCGCAGCCGGGGGCGTAACTGCGGCTACTAGCGGGGTTTCTGCCCCCTTGATTGCTGCGGGTGCTGCTGCTTTGTACGTTCCTCAAGTCTTTGCAAACATTGTAACAAACCCACAGTACGTCAACAAGTTAATCATGCTCACTAAGAAGAAAACAAAAGATCCAATTCAAACTGAAATTGCTATTCAAGCAATAGTGTCTGATGCACTTGACGCTATGACTGACTCTGAAAAAGCAGACATTATGAATTATCTTTCTGAACAGGCTCAGGAACAAATGGTAGGTAAAAGAGAAGAGGAAGTTACAGCGCCTCCTCCTCCTACACAACAAGAGCTAATTACTCGAAGTGGTTTAATTAATCCTCAAAGAGCAAAAATGAAGTTACAGCAAAGCTTACAGGAAAGGGGGATGTTAACAGCGCCTTAGAGACGTTCTAGTACCCACTTCAGGCCCATGATCTCTCCCCGTATTTCGTTATTTCGGGCTGCGGGGATAGACTTCTGTAGTTTGTTCTCAAGTACTCTTATGCGTATCTCAATATCACGTTTAATGTTCATAAACACACCTTGAAAGAACGGGGGCACTAAGGCCCCCTTTTGTTTACAACTCGCAGTTATTACCTGTACAAGCCAACTGTTGCGACCCTTCAGTCATGTCAGAGTTCTCAGAGATGTTCCAGTCGATGGTCTCAGGAAACTCCTCCTTCAACTTCTCAAACGTCTCCAGATCAATAGGTTCATAAGGAGCCTGTTGGTACGTATGCTCTGAGTAGGGTAGGAAGCTTACGCCACTGATCTTGTCGAACTTGTTGTACAACCACTGACCCACCTCAAGGAACTCGTCGTCACGGTAGTAACACGTCATTGACGGCTTATGTTCACACCAGAAGTCCTGATAGATCTCCCAAAGCTCAAGTTGCTCCATAGCACCCATCTCAGAGGCCACCACAGCCCCCTCAGGCGACTTTATGGGGAAGGAGAATACCTTGGTAGTGGGTGACATTACGTCGTCCTCTACGGGCACTCCTGCTGCCTCAAGGACTTGACAGAGCGGGTCTCTTGCATCTGCTCTAACTCGTCTAATGTATTGATCTGAGTATCTAGGGTGGATGCCAGAAGCAGAATCAACCAACTGACTAACAGTACCGGAAGGTTTAACAGCAGTGATGGCAGTGCTAATATTAATACCAAGCTTAGTAGCCCATTCCTTATTAGTACTAATCGCCTCCTCTTTGAGAGCCACGAGCCAATCTTTAAGTTTCTCACGATCTTCCCTCCCTGACAACACGGCGTGATCCATGATGCCTGTTAGTGATACACCTAGCAGTGCTTCTTCTTCTGTATTCTTCTGCCATACCTTACGTAAGGTAGCGGAAGTCGGTTAGCGTAGCCTGAAGAGACCCAAGGATAGCCGCAACACGTACTTTTCGTTTAAGGTCTGACAACGTATCTCCTGCCCTGACAACAACTTCCGATAGATTGCAGAACTGGTAGGGCCTGAGGATGATCTCTGAGCATGGATTAGTTCCAAAATCATAGGTAGCATCTCGTCGCTCGTTCTTTGCAGCTTGCTTTTGACTTGCGACTCTAGAGAACATTCCTCGTTCTCCGGAGCGGGACTCGTATAAACTTTTCCACTCATTTAAAAACGCCTCAAAGTCTGGCTTCTCTGTATAACATGCGCTGTTGTTCGCTAGTCCTCGCTGAGGGTTATCCTGCCACCACTGGCCTGACTTGCATCGTCGGAGTCTATCGTCAGTGAGGTTAGACAGACTGATGAGAGCGGACCTGCGTACACCTCCGACAACGACGATCTGTGCAATCTTACAGCAGATATCGTGGCACTCAATGGAGCTAAGTTTACGTCCAGCAGCTTCCCGAAAGACGCTGACTGTGAAGTTGAACAGATCGACAAGAGGTTCTGGACCAGATGCTCTACCTCCGAAGGTCTTAAGGGTTGCCCCTGCAAGTCGTACTCCAGACACGTCCCATTTCGGAAGTTGGCCTGAATACAACAAGCTAACAAGTTCCCGGTAAGCTTTAGCCCATCCAATTTTACTATCGGCGACATGTATAACGGTATCGGTATCATGGAATTCCTCTGCTACTTCTGGTAATTTTGTTACGTACTGACGCTCTACACTAAAGCCCACTCCAGTGCCACACATGAGAACGTACATCATCTCGTCAAATGCTTTAGGGTGGTCGATAGGCATGTAGGAGCAGTTAAACCCAGCTACATTGTCACGGTCTAGTGCTTCTCCAGCAGTCATCAAGTGCTCGCATGGAGGCATAACACCCATGTCATGAATGTCTGCAAAGATACCGTTAGCCTGCTCTAGTGTTAGCTTACCCTTCTCAATCCAGAAGTTTAGGTAGCGGTCAATTGTTTCTTCCCAAGTCTCCCGTCGCTGCTCCTCTGGTAGGTAACGAGCGTAGCGTGACTTGTGTATGTACTGTTGATATGCGTCCATTAATTTAGTTCCTTAATTAGTCGTTCGATGTACCAGCGACACTTCCGTAGATCTTCGACTGGTTTACCTTTGTAGTCATAGCGCCAGAGGTACTTCAGTGCGTTACCCTTGAGATAACCGTTGAACTCATGTTCAGGCATGGACGCTTTGATTGCTTCGATAGCTTCGATTGATCCTTTGTTGTAGTGGTCAGGTTGCTCCACAGGGTCTACCTTCTTCGGTTCCTTACGGACAGGTTGTTTAGTGCAGTAATCGTGTCCCACTCTGCAGGAGTCGCATCATCAATACTCATTTTCTTCCTCCTCTAGCTCTTGTTCAAACACATCTAGTCTGTTGATTAGCTTGTCCTCAAACCTGTCCAGCATCTCTTCTGAGGTTATCTGTAGGGCCTCCAGCAGGTCGTCCGGGTCAAAGGTTTTCAAGAGGCGTTCCTTAACTTCCTCTAGTGTTAGTGACATAGTTAATCAACTCCTGTAATGTCTCTATATTATACCATAGTATTCCTTCTTTGTCACACCATTGTGCCATTGTCATTTTGGCACCTTTTCGTATCTTTTTGTTGGGCGACATCAGAACAAACACTAGCTCTTGTCCTTCGGGGAGACTGTCTCTGACACTGGTGTACTTCTTCGTGTCTCCGTCCCGAAAATATCCTTTGCATTCAACAAGAGTACCGGAAGCATTATGTACGAAATCAGGACGGTAAGACCTACTAATAACGTAAGGGACCGTGAATGGTTCATAATCAAAATCCTTCAGTATCTTGCTTACATCTTCTTCGAACGTGCTTCTAAATGTTGATTTCTTGGACCTTCGGCTCATTGACCACCTCCGTTAAAAACCTTGGACCTGTTGAATAAGAGAAGGCACGTAGGCCGGGCCAACAGGCTTTCTTGTACGCACAGTACGAGCAACCGATGTCCAACTTCATGTTACCACTCTTGCCGTCTGGCTTTGGCTCGTAGCACTGCTTTGGCGGCTCTTGCTTTTCCACCATTAACTGTACGTGCTCAATGCGGTCTGTGATGTCAAACCCTATCTTCTCGTACACAGGGGCTTGAGTGTCCTCCTGATCGTACATGAGGTACGTTAGGTGTCCATTTTGTTTGTCCATCGCAAGCCAGCCAAAAGTTGTCTGACCCTCTGCCTCTGCATATCCTTTAATTTGAGCGACGTATCCAAATGGATCATCGTAAGCCAGCGTACCGTCTTTGAATTTCTTAAACCCGTAGCTCGAAACACTCTTAACGTCTGTGACAACACCGTCAATTTTGCAGTCCATAGAACCCGTAATGCCCTTGATTTCACACTGCTTCTGTTCGGCGGTAACCTCATGTCCTGATGCCCTCGTTAGGAATAGTAATAGTTCTTCAATCAGATGGCCGTAAAGGAACTTAACAAGAGTATGTCCTTGCATCTCCTCTGACTTCTGAACATTGTTGTAGTGATTCCATAAGAAGCGGTCTCCCTTTACCGATGTTGGACATACGTAGCTTACGACCGTCCCAAGCACGTCTCTGTCCAAACTCCTTACGCATAAGGTCTTTCACGTTTTCACCGAATTGGTCTATGCACTCTTCGATGTCAACGTCTTTGTCTACTCTCTTGGTCTTAACAAGTTTGTAGATGTCGTCTACTAATGTATATACATTCTTCATTGGTAACTTCCTACTATACCTGAGACAACCTCTTGGGCTTGCTCTGGTGTGCATTTAAACCACTCACTACGTCTTTCGTACACCTTCTGTAGTTCGCTATGGGCTTTTGATTCTGCTGCCCTACGGTCCTTAACGTTCCACTTATAGTTTAACACAAAATCCCTAAAAGGTGAAGAAGTCTGATAGCCGTTAAGTCTGTCTGCCGCATCAACAGCCATTCCAACCTTAACCCACTCAGGGAAGTTAGGGTTTACTATTACATATACTTGACCTTCCGTACTGCTTTCGTACTTCTCAAGACTGCTAAAGGCAGCGTCCTCGAAGGTCTTGTAACGTCCGGGTTTGTGTAAAGGGTGTACTTTAGGTATGTACTTCCCGTTAACGTACATTCTGTTTTTATTGTCTCGACGAGCTATCTTTAATTGACATTCTTTGCAGATAGGACTTAATCCATCATTAGTTACTCCTGTATGATAAAACTCTGTAGCGGCTTTTGTTTGTCCGCAGCTTGAACACTGTTTAGTCGTCTCTGTCATCAGTGTGTCTCCGCCCATGTTGTACCGACTTTGTATTCTCCGTCAAGGGGGCATCTAAGGTTATACTCCACGCCTGCCGCCTTGAGGCACTCCACTGCGAGCCAGCCAAACTTCTCTGCTTGGTCTGCAGCCACCTCCGATTGTACTTCGTCATGAATGTTACCTATGAATTTATAGTCAATGTTCCACTGCTGTGCGTAGTCGTCCAAGATCACCAGTGCTTTTTTCATTACGATTGCACCTGCTGCTTGGAGCAGAGTATTCAATGCAGCATGTTCAGATCTAACTCTAAGCCTTCTACCATCAAGTCCTCTGAGATAGCCTCGCTGAGATGCTCTAGTAACCCGTTCTCGTAGACTTTCAAGAGCAGGTGTATTTCGGAGAAATCGCTGTTTAAGATCTGCGCCATCTCTTGCGCTTCCTCCAACGACACTTCCAATTTTGGCATCTCCAGCCCCGTAGAGGAAAGCGTATATGAAAGTCTTTGCTTGAGGTCTTGTTTCAAGCCCTGCAGCCATTTGGTTTCGTGTATGAATGTCTTCGGTGAGGAGGACATTGGTAAACTCCTTATCGTCCATGTAATGTGCCAACATTCGTAGCTCAAGGCCACTAGCGTCGAAACCTACTAGCTTCTTCCCTTCAGGTACAGTCCAGCAGGAGCGACACTCATGTCCATAAGGACTGTGGCTTGCTGGGACTTGGGCCATGTTGGGACTCTGATGTGTCATTCGACCTGTTACTGCTCCGTTACTAATGACACGACCGTGTACTCTACCGTCCTCCTTAACGGCTTCTAACCAAGAATGTACTTGCGCATATCGCTTTTGAAGAGTAAGGTACTCCAAAACTTTTCCTGCCTCAGGGACGTGGTTGTTCTCCTTAAGCGTCTTTTCATCGACAACGGGCTTTCCGCTTGGCGTCTTCTCGTTCCACTTCGCACCCTTAGTTGCAAGTCGTTCTGCAACTTGTTGTCTGGACCCAACATTGAAAACTGTAACTTTGTCCTTAAGTCGTTTCCCTGTCTTTTCAGAAATCCTTTCTTCGACAATGGGCGGGAACATCTCTTGTAGTTCGGCTTCAATTGCATTCATGCCTTCCTTGAATGTTGCACATAACTCATTAGCCAATTGCTGATCTAAGACCCAACCGTTACGCTCTTGTTGTTGGACTGCAAACTGAACCTTGTGTTCCAATTCGATACACTTAGGGTCAAAATCTTGCATGTCCTTCACAAGCTGCTGATGTACTGCCTCTGTGACTGCTACGTCCTGTATGCAGTAGTCAATCATAGCGGGAGACAAACACGACCAGTCGTCATGGTCACCCTTTGGGAAGCCCAAGGTTTCACCCCAAGCTCTCAACGAGTGTCCACCCTGTCTGCTTGGGTCAAACAAACGTGACAACACCAGTGTGTCCACTACCCTCTCAGGAGCCACAGAAAGCCCCCAGAGACGCTTTAGCACTGGGAGGTCATAACCTATCAGGTTGTGTCCACAAACGCTCACAGAGCCAGCCAGGGCCTCACAGAGGGTACTACGGTTGGTATGTACCTGTGAAACACCGTTCTCCCGTGTTACAACACACCAAATGGTGTCGGGAGTTAAACCGTTGGCCTCAAGATCAAGGTAGATCAAAAGTCTGCTCCTACTTCAGGGTTAGCTACTTCTGTCATTCTTCCGGTTGTCCTGTCGTACTGTAAGTAACACGCTGGTCCAGTTTCACCAGTGTAACGATTCTTCAGGACTCGAACAGTAGTCGTGTTCCTGATGTCTTCGTTAGCGTTCTGCTGGTCACGCTCCATGCCTATTACTATGTCGGACAGTTGTGCAATCGCCTGACTACCCCGTAGTTCACCCAATGATATCTGAGCACCGTCCTCGTGTGCCTTACCTTGGGATCGACGAAGGTGTGACACGAGGAACAGACCAATGCCTGTCTCTGCCACAAGCGTACGTAACTTGGTCATGATCTCGTCAATGGCCTTACGCTCGTCTCCGGACTCTTGGGAAGACACGACGATGGACAGGTGGTCCAGTACGACGTACCTGCAGTCAAGCGCTTTTGCCATGTAGCGAACACGGGCGAGCAAGTTATCTGCTGAAGTAGACCCCCAATGGTCGAATAAGTAGTAACGTCCTGTGCCCAGTGTGGCCTCCCAAAAAGGTCGAAGTTGGTCCACAGGCGTGTCCTCTTCCAAGTGTAGGGGCCTGTTTGCCGCCACCGACATGATACCAAGGCTTGTTCGGGCCAGATCTTCCTCAAGCGCCAAGACTCCAATATTGCCTTCGCATCGGCGTAGTAGATCGTACTCAATTTCTCTGATAAATTGGGACTTTCCCATACCACTGCCGCTTGTGATCGTGACCAACTCATAAGGTCTATGTCCCCTTGTGATGTGATTTAGACCTTCCCAAGGATACGGGATGGACTTCACCTGTCTTTTCTCTACCAGAGTGTCCCATGTTTCAGTACCTGCTACAATGCCGTCAGGTCGGTAAACTTTCGCATTCCACCATGCTTGCGTAAAGTCCTTAACCCTGTTAGCCATGAGCATGTCACTGGCGTCCTTCACAGGAAGCTTACAGATCCTTAGCTTGTTAGGACTAAAGAGGTCCTTAACTTGCTCCAGAGCCGCATCTCCTGCTTTGTCATTGTCGAAACAAATAACAATGTTTTCGTACGACTCAAGCCACTCTAGTTGTTCTTTGATTTCCTTGGCGGCATTACTAGCACCTGACCGTAGGGAAACCACGTCGTACTGTTTGTTGAACATCTCGTACACACTGAGTGCGTCGAGTTCTCCTTCGGTGATTGTGATGTACTTATTACCGCTACACTGCTGCTGTCCAAAGAAACCAGCACCGGACATGTCTCCGGTTGCGTGGAATCCTTTGGTTTTTACGTCACGCACCTTAGCTGCACACACTTCCCCTGACTCGCCATTGTAGTAAGGGTAGTAGTGCTTCTGAATCTCCCCTGTGCTGGAGTACTCAACGGTAACACCAAAGCGGCTACAGGTTTCCTGCGAGAGTCTACGCTGAGGTATTGCCGCCACTACACCGCCCATGTTCAGGGGTTTAGCCTTTGGTAGTTCTTGAGTCGTCATTGGTGTTTCACCGTCTCCAAATACATGGTAGTCACAACCGGAGCCAAAGCAGTGTTGGCCCCCGTTGTCGTAGATAGCGAGAGCGTCCGAAGAACCACACTCCGGACAACTCTCGTGACGTACAAACTTAGAAGTCTGCGGCATCGCCCACAGCCATCTCAGCTTCCTCAAGGACTTTCACTGCTTCGAGATAGGTTGACACACCGTGTACTGGATGTGCTGGCCCAAGCTTGTACTTGAGACGTACCTTAGAATTGTAAGGAATCTCACCACCGTAAGGGTTACCGTCTTCGTCAAAGCTTTTTACGTCGTACTTAGATTTAAACTTACGTTGTTTAGCGCCTTGGTAGTCTTTGATCTTGACCCCCATTGCGGACAACGCTGAGGCGTCATCTTCAGTCATCGTAATGGTCAAAGAGTACTGACCAGTGTCCTGCCCATTGAATACGTCATGTTGGGTTAGGTTGCTGAAGTTAACTACGCCTTCGATTGTTGTTGCTGTCATGGAATAATCTCCGTCATCGTTTCATGATTGCATTATTGCATATCATACTAATAGTATACACTAAATGAATTTACCTGTCAAAAAAGAATCTATGATCTGCACACAAGTGTACATAATGAACATCATAAACCCTATACCCCCAGCAGGACAGATCACATTGGCTTTCCACGGGTTGTCCCGTATCCACTGCTCTAACTGCTGTTCCGTCATCATAGTATGTTTACGTACTCCTGATTAATGATTGTCTGCACATGGACGTACCCGTCGGGCCAGTACGTGTAGGACTCTGCGAGCGCCTTGGCTGTCCTTCGTACTGACGCCTCGAAGTTCTCGTACATCCCTAGTTCGTCCTTACAGTACCAAAAGGGTATACGTAGGACTGGCTCTGCTGGCCCTCGTTCTCATAGTACACAATGATTTCAGCGTCGTTGCCTATGGGTCCGTCGTTGCCAAAGTGCTTCGTGTGGCCGTTCTCTGGTTGTTTCATTCGTCACCCTCCGGTAGGTCATCACTTGCTAAGAAATAGGATCTTGTCAAGTACCACCCTAGGCATGACCACATTGCCACGGTCGTCCAGAGAAAACTCTAGGTCCTTACGTAGCACAAAGGGTATACCACCCCAAGGGTCGGCCTTCATGATGTCATTGGTCACTGTGCGGGCCTGAGTGTAGCCTAAGCAGTAGATGGAGTAGTCACCACCATCGACCACATAGATACTCTTTTCGTCAATTAGCATAACTTAAGTTGCTCCTTAGGTTTAACTACTACTGTTTACTTCTTTAGTTTACTTCTTAGGTATATACCTTAGAAGAGGGTATCATAATCGTCGTCATTTGTAAATACCTCATTAGGGTAATTTGTCACAAAAGTATCACTATCTACCTCGACAGACCCAGAAGCATGAACACAATAATTACACATATCAATAAAGTCGCCATTTGCATCTTTTTTGGTTAGTTCAGTATCGTCTAAAATTACATTACAAGCTTTACAACGCATCTCGCCAGTACTCCCCATGTATCTCAATCATTAGTTTCTCTAGGTGTCTAGTGTTGAGCCTAGAGTATTTACGTAAGCAGTCCATACGAAACATTTCTGTTTCAAATTCTACTATGTGTTCGACCATAGCTTGGTCCATGGGGTCCTTTGTTGGACCTGAGTTGTCGTCTAAAGCGCCGCTATCGGTAGCGTACTCGTCAATGGTCATTTCTTTTTTCTCCTCTTCAGCATGTCTTTACGTGCCTTATCTGACAAGTGTCCATTCAAGGGCGTTAAAAGTATATCCACCATAGCAAAAGTAAACTTGATACCCAAGACACAAACGACAGTCCAGCACAGTATATCAATGTAGTCCACCATAAGCCCTCTGCATCCGTTGTATTAATTCGTCTATTACTTTCTGTTCCTCTTCCTTCCAAGCTTCGGAATCATTAAGGCCGTCGTAATGATCGGCCTCAAGGTCATCATAATAGTTATCGTGTGCAATCTCCCAAGATTCCCTAGGCATCGTTATCCCCTTTAATTACAATCCAAACTGCTCCAAGTATACAGCAAAACCAAAGTAAAAACAATACGCTCGTTTCCATCAGTCAAACCTCGCTACCTTTTGATTACCTTTGTTATCGGTAAGCCCTACGATTGCATAAGGATAAACCCAAAGGGTAAACCCAAGCTTATCAATACGTGCCAAAGGCTCAAGGGGATCGTCTTCATCACTGGACGATATGTAAGTGCCCTTGTCGTCTATCGTACCCTCAAAGGGGTACACAAAGCCGCCATAATGATATAGGTCGTCCATCTTGTCAGCGACTGACTGTATGGATTGCCCTTCAATGTACAGTGATCGTTCGAAGAAGTGCGGTAGCAGTCCTAAGGCCTCAATGGATGTCCTATCGTCTAGCATTTCAACTATCATCGTTTAACTCTCCTTTTGCGTGGTCCACGTCACAATCACAAAGTATAGCGGCACCGTCGTACGTCTTGTATATGCCCCATGATGGTTCGCTAGGGTAATCTGACACCCTTACCGCTGTCTTAGCGATCAAGGTGTCCTCGAAATACTTGCCGGTGATCTGGCACATGTAGAATGTTGTCATTTGTCTCGCTCCTTTTTATCAATGTAAATAAACAAGGGCGTGAGTATACCACAAACCCCAAGTAATAACACTACGTCGAACCATGGTTGCCATTGTTCTATCATCCCGCCACCCTCGCTATTATATCCCGTTGTTTCTTTTCCATGCTCTTACCGTGCCCAATGTAACACACTACTGCTACGTCTTTAGACCAGCATGCCCTACAAGACAAGGCCCGCATTTGCCCTCTCGTGAATAAGCTTCACAAACTAGGGCATCCCCTGGCACATTGTCCAACGTCGCTATGGTGGACGTTTGAGGGCCTTCTACGGTGTCCCCTGTAATGCTGTCGGACGATAGGCGAACTACTACGTTCGGCAATGCTGACATTTCTGCCAACACTGAACCAAACTTTGAAAACTTATGCATGCGTGTCGGTAGCCAATGATTGCACCATGGCGTTCGCTTCATCACTTCCAAGATCTTACGGGCCAACCTAACGTCGTAAACGTCACCACTGTCGAACCATCGGAAATAGCGGTCGTTATCCAATTCTGAGACCATGTCGTCGACCCACTGGTCTCGCTTCCAATCTTCCCGATTGTGCTCTCTAGGGGCTTTGACGTTCTTGAATCGGTAGTTTCCTTGTGTGGCATAGCATCCCGAACAAGCGTCCACTAATGACCCGTCACGTTTCTTTGAACCGGGACAAGTGTCCAGCGCTTGCAGTGACCATGAGCGACCCGGCATTTTTGAGGCCTTCGAAAGTTTAATCATCGTTTTCTGACTCCGCTAAAATATCGTCCCAAACCTTAGCACATTCTGCGCACAGGTCAATGCGACACTTTGGATTGTCTAACCACTCGCCAACGTGGGCGTATGTATCGCCCTCAATGTCCTTAGGCGCACCACAAACGGTTTCGCCAGCGTAGTACCCTGTCAGTGTAATGTGTCGCATTCTGTCACCTCGCTTTTGTTTCTGGTACGCCGAAAGCCCCGCATAAGCGAGGCCCAAGGGTTAACCGTTGTTTAACGGTCGTCGATGGATACGTTCACTGGGCGTCCTTTCTTATGCTCAATGTAGAGCGACCAAAGCCCACCGGTCAAATTGTGGTAGCACTCGCCTTGGTTATAGCTGAAGGGCTTGCTCAGGATCTTACGCTTGCGGATGATGACTGAACGACCTAGGATTTTTGAACGTGTGATGTTTTCCATGTTGCTTGCCCTCCTTGGGCTTTTGTTTGCCTTGGCTTGATTGCCTTGGCTTGAGTTCATAATGCCACAATGAAACCTGAGTGCAACATTTATTTTGTGTGAATATTTACATTAATTATTTGTTGACTGCTTTTGTCGTCTTATGTTACTCGCACGTGCACACGTTATGAAAGGCCTAAAGGGACCAACATAAGTC